ATAGATTAGCTTATGCTACAAAAGAGTTAGCAATAAAAGCTGCACAAGATATAGGTTGTGAGAAATACCACACCCACGACTTTGAGGGTAAAACTTGGTTTATGCCTTGTGAAGAACACAATCTAAAAGCACCTTGTACTGCTGGATATGAGCAGTACGGAATGAAAATGAAAAACGGAAAGTTAGTACCTAATTGCATACCAATAAAATAAAAATAAAATGAGCAAAAGAATTAGTAAAATGCTATTTAGCAAAGAGAGAGTAGATTTAAATTTAACAGATGATTTAAGAAAATATCCAAAAGGTTTTACTAAATATGAAAGCGAGGGTAAAGGTTTAGTTTCAAAAGCTAATAGAGTAAAGGAAGAGTTAAAAGAAATACAAAAAGCTATTTTTAAATGGGCAAAAGTTGGAGAAAGCATAGGAGATGATATTAAAAATGATTTAAAAAGATTTGAAAAAGTAGCAAAAGAATTAGGTTTTACACCTGATGTACAAATTGATTATAGTAATGCAGTTGATGTCTATGATAAATATGAAAGGTTATCACAGAAATTAGAAAAAGATGCAAAAGATATATTATAAAATTACAGCAAAAAGATAAACAAATATATATTAATGAAACAATTTGAAACACCAAGTAAGACAAGTCCTAAGGGTGGACGTAGAGGTTGTTTATGTAAAGATAAAGAAACCTATTCAGTAAAGTGCTGCAAGGGTAAAATAATAAATCAAGGAATCGGTAAAATATAAGTTATGAGTAAAAAAGCAATGGCTAAAATAGTCGAGATTAATAAACAAGAACTATCTACAGAAAAGGTTGAGTTAGGTATTGATGATTATCAGAAATATTTAGAAGAAGCGTTTTCAATTAGAAAAAAAATAGAAGCAGAAGTAAGTCAATATGCTTCTCTATCAAAAAAGTTAATAGAAATAAGAAAAAATGCTAGTAGATTAAGTGTACAATCATCTCAAATACAAAAACAAGCTGAAGCTCAAGCTAACAAAGATGTGAAAGCTGCAAGAGAGTTAGGTGTTGATACTGCAATAATTATGAAACCTTTTAGACAAGTCGAAAAAGATGTTGATGGTAATATTGCAATAACAGAAAGATTGATTAAAAGATTAGCTAACATCAAATAATTAAATAAAGTAAAAATGCAAATATAAATTTTAACACGTTATAGTAATATGAAATCAACAGAAATCTTAGACAAAATCAAAACTTTCTTAGGAGAGGAAACTCCAGTAGTAGAAACTAAATTAGAAGAAACTCAAGAGGAAGTAAAGTTAGCACAAGCTAAACTAGACAATGGTACAATTTTAGAAGCTGAGGCTTTTGAAGCAGGAAACGAAATCTTTATTGTTACTGAAGATGACAGAGTAGCAGTACCTGTAGGCGAATATCAAATGGAAGATGGTCAAATCCTTGTAGTAAGCGAGGAAGGAATCATTGGAGAGATAAAAGCACAGGAAGAAGAAGAAGTAGAAGCTGAAGAAGAAGTAGAGGCTTATGTATCTAAACAAGAATTTGAATCAGCCGTTGAGGAAATCAAAGGTATGATAAACGAACTGAAGGACAAGAAAGAAGAAATGGCAGAAGTAGAGGAGCAAGTAAAACAAGAACTTAGCGAAACTCCAGCAACTGAGCCTATCTCTCACAATCCAGAAGTAAAACAAAAAACCAATTTAAAGTTTGCTCAAAACAGAAAAGAAACAACTTTAGATAGAGTAATGAAAAGATTAACTAACAATTAAAATTAAAAAAAATGCCAAACCCAACATTCACACCAACAGCATCTAGTTATTCTGGAGAGTTTGCAGGAAAATATCTTGCAGCTAGTCTTTTAACTGCAAAAACATTAGATGATGCAGCAATAACTATTATGCCAAACATCAAGTACAAAGCTGCTATGAAAGTAGGAACTTTTTCAAACTTAGTAAGAAGTGCAGATTGCGATTTCGATTCTTCGACTTCTGGATTAAACTTACAGGAGGCAATTCTAACTCCAACTGAGTTGCAAGTAAACTTACAAATTTGTAAAAAAGAGCTACATTCCGATTGGGAAGCTGCACAAATGGGATATTCTGCATTTGATAGTTTACCTCCACTATTCTCTGATTTTGTAATCGCAAGAGTAGCAGCAGAGGTAGCAAGTGCAACAGAAACTTCTATATGGAGTGGAGCTGCAGGAGAAGGAAACTTTGACGGATTAGCAACTTTAGCTGGTGCAGATGCAACAGTAGTAGATGTTGCAAAAACAACTGTTAATTCAGGAAACGTAATAACTGAATTAGGAAAAATAGTTGATGCTATTCCAAGTGCAGTTTACGGAGCAGATGACCTACACATTTATGTATCACAAAATATCTATAGAGCTTACGTTAGAGCTTTAGGAGGTTTTGGAGCGTCAGGTTTAGGAGCTAATGGATATGACAACAAAGGAAACAATCAATCATTAGATGGTTTATTCTTTGATGGTGTTAAAGTATATGCTACATCAGGATTAGCTGACGACAATGCAATAGCTGCAAGAACAAGCAACTTATTCTTCGGAACAGGTCTATTAAATGACAGAAACGAAGTTAAAGTAATTGATATGTCAGATATCGACGGAAGTCAAAACGTAAGAGTAATAATGAGATATACTGCTGGGGTTCAAATCGGAATCGGTGCAGACGTAGTTCTTTATTCTTAATATTTTTAACTAACATATAAGAGGGTGGGTATTAATCTACCTACCCTTTTTTAATACAAATAATTATGGCTTGTACATTAACAACAGGTAGAAAAGTCCCTTGTAAATCGGCAGTAGGTGGTTTAAAGACTGTTTACTTTGCAGATTTTGGAACTCTTGGAGATGCAACTATTGTAGCTGGAGAAGTTACTGCCCTTGCAGGCAGTCCTGCTTTATTTCAATTTGATATAAAAGGTAACTCCTCTTTAGAAACTGCAGTAAATAGCTCAAGAGAAAACGGAACTACATTCTACGAATCAACATTAAACATAACGCTTACTTTCCTAGAAAAGGCTACACAAGAAGAACTTAAATTAATCGCACACGCAAGACCTCACGTTTTTGTAGAAGATTACAACGGAAACTATTTTGTAATGGGCTTAGAACACGGAGCAGAAGTAACAGGAGGCTCAATCGTAAGTGGTGCTTCTATGGGAGACCTTTCAGGTTTTACCTTAACTTTAGTTGCTCAAGAAACTGCACCTCCTTACTTTATTACAGGTTCTGTAGTAACTGGAGATGCTAGTGCAACACAAATTACACCTAATTAAAATAATTTTTGTATATTACAAAAGTTTTCATTAATTATTTTTAGTTTGATAGAGAAAGAGGGGAGTTTTAATACTCCTCTTTTTTTATACACAAAATCTAAAGTTTGTACGTTATATAAGTATGATACACTTAACGACATCTGCATCGGCTCAAACATTTAAGGTAATACCTAGAAGCTATGCAAGTACTGTAAGTATGATACTAAGAGATGATTCAACAAACACCTCTACAACATACTCAGTAAGTACAACAACAGATAAAAATTATTTAGTGATATCAAAAGCATTAAGTCCTATATTAGTAGAGGGAAGGTTTTACGACCTAACTCTAAAAGAGGGAAGCAATGTAATTTATAAAGACAAAGTTTTTTGTACTGACCAAACTATATTAAGTTACTCAGTAAATAATGGAGAGTTTACAACACCAACAGGAAACGATGCTTACGATAATGATTATATAGTAATATGAAAAACAAATCAGATTTAAGTATAGTAAATTTAAGCACTTACACTTCGCCAAGAGTTAAAGAGGTTAGCGGTAAAGATTGGATTGAGTACGGAGGAGATAACAATTATTTTCAATACTTAATAGACAGATACAACGGAAGTCCTACCAACAACGCTATTATAAATGGTGTTAGCGAGATGATTTACGGAAAAGGGTTAGATGCTACCAATTCAAACAGAAAGCCTGACCAGTATGCTCAAATGAAGTCTTTATTTAATAATGATTGTGTAAGAAAATTATGCTATGATTTAAAACTAATGGGTCAATGTGCTATTCAGATTATCTATTCAAAGGACAGAAGCAAGATTGTACAACTTGAACATATACCAATACAAACTCTTAGAGCAGAAAAGTGCAATGATAAAGGAGATATAGAGGGTTATTACTATTTTAGTGATTGGTCAAAGTACAAGCGAGGAAACGAACTAACAAGAATACCTGCATTCGGAACTTCTAAGGAAGGACTAGAGATACTTTATGTAAAGCCATACAGAGCAGGTTTTAAATATTATAGTCCAGTAGATTATCAAGGTGGTACACAATACGCTGAATTAGAGGAGGAGATATCTAACTTCCATTTAAACAACATATTAAACGGACTAGCTCCAAGTATGTTAATTAACTTCAATAATGGAACTCCTGACCCTGAGCAAAGAGAGATAATAGAAAGAAGGATATATGAAAAGTTTAGTGGTTCTAGTAATGCAGGTAAATTTATATTAGCGTTTAATGACAATCCAGAAACTGCTGCAAGTATCGAGCCAGTACAGTTAAGTGATGCACATCAACAATATGAGTTTCTAAGTTCAGAAAGTTCTAAAAAGATAATGGTATCACACAGAATTGTAAGTCCTATGTTGTTCGGTATTAAAGACGATACAGGACTAGGAAACAATGCAGATGAGTTAAAGACTGCTTCTATCTTATTTGACAATCTTGTAATTAAGAGCTTTCAAGGGCTTTTGATAGAGGCTTTTGATAAAATACTAGCTTACAATAATATCTCGTTGCATTTGTACTTTAAAACGCTTCAGCCGTTAGAATTTACAGACTTAGAGAACGTAGAAGATGACGAAACAAGAGAAGAAGAAACAGGAATAAAACTTTCTAAAGATATTATAGACAACGAAATAGCAGACGAGTTAATTGACTTAGGAGAGAATGAAGAAGATATACTAAAGGAATTTGAAATTGTTGATGAATCAGAAGTAAACTATGATTTTGAAGATGAGCAAGACGGAGTAGTTGAAGACTTAAACAATCAAGTAAATCTAGTAAGTACTGGTCGAGCAAACAAAACAAAAAAAAGTAAGCAAGATGGTACTTCAAAACAAGCATCTCAATTTGATGTAGAGTTTTTAGTAAGATATACTTACAATCCTGGTAAAACCAAACCTACATCAAGAGAGTTTTGTAAGAAAATGGTTAAGGCTAAAAAGGTATATCGTAAAGAGGATATCGTAGCAATGAGCAAAAAGGCAGTTAATGCAGGTTTTGGAAAAGGTGGTTCAGACAATTATTCTATATGGCTTTATAAAGGTGGAGCAAGATGTTCTCACAGGTGGTATCGTAAAACATACCAAAGACTAAAAAGCGATAAATCAATGGGTAAAGAGATTACCTCAACACAAGCAAAGAGTAGAGGTTTTAAATATCCTAAGAATGCACAGAAAGTACCTGTAGCACCAAAGGATATGCCTTATAAAGGATATACGGCAGCATACGCTAAGAAAATAGGAATAAGCAGGTAATTATGGCAACAGTATTATTTATATCAAGAACAGATTTAGTTAAGAACAGTATCATAGATGGTAATACAGATACTGATTTGTTTATACAATTTATCAAGATTGCACAACAAATAGAAATAAGAAACTATTTAGGAACTAATCTATACGACAAAATAGGTGCAGATATTTCAGGGTCTGGTTTGTCAGGAAACTATCTAACCTTAGTAAATGAGTATGTACAACCTATGTTAATATGGTATGCTCAGGCAGAGTATTATCCTTATGCTGCTTACAAAATCAAAGCAGGAGGCGTATTTAAAGGAACATCAGAAAACTCTGAATCAGTTTCTAAGGGAGAAGTAGACTTTCTGGTAAACAAAGCAAGAAACACGGCAGAATACTATACACAAAGATTTTTAGATTACATAAACAACAATACTAGTCTATTTCCTGAGTATAACAATAATAGTGGTGGAGATGTATTTCCTGATTCAGATGCAACATTTAACGGTTGGGTACTTTGAGATACAAACCAAAAGAAAAAAATATAGTAAAACTAAAACAGTATTTAAGTAAATACGAACTTTTATTTAACAAGATAAAGAAATGGCAAACACGATAAACTGGGGAATAGATTATAGTTATAGTTGGTGGGGTAATGCTACCAATCCTATATACTGGGGTTCTGTTTATGATATAGAATACTTAACTTCTGATTTAAGAAGAAGAACAAGCACATACGAAAACAACTCAATGACTACTCAGTTATTAGAAAACCTTAAAAACTGTTAATATGAGTTTATTAGAAAAAGCAAGTATAATTACAACTCCAACAGCTTACGGCGTAGGTGTGTTAAATTCTATAAAACCAGCTTATGCTTTAGGCGAGGAACTTGTAACAAATGGTAATTTTTCTAATGGAACTACTGGTTGGACTCCAG